TTTTTGGCAGACCGATTTTTTAAACCTAACGGAGAATGAAGATGGCAAAAAAAGAAGTAGTCGCAGGAATTGAAATCATTGACGACACACCAACAGTTGATCCGGTTTCCCAAGTTGTAGATTTTCGCGAGCTTGCAGCAAGCGAAGCATTCATGAATGAGATGGTTGAAGTCATGGTACATGCCAGCACTGACGAAAATCAATCGCCTCATGTAATTCTCAACTGCAATGGAACTAATCAACCAATCATGCGCGGCGTGCCAATGCGCGTTCGTCGCAAGTACGTTGAGATCTTGGCCCGTATGAAAGAAACTAAATACAGCCAAGTAACTCGCAACCCAGCAGCGCCTGATCAGATTGACATGATTGCGCGCCATGGTTTGGCATATCCTTTTGAGTTGATGCACGACGACAATCCTCGTGGCCGTGCATGGCTTCAAAACGTTTTAGCCGAACCCGCTTAAACACAGGGTGACCTAGTGAACTATCTCCAGCTTATCAACCGACTGCGCGTGGAGTGCGGCGTCTCTGGCGCCAGCACGCCGCTGATCACCGTTACTGGTTTGACCGGCGAATCCTACCGGATGGCAAGCTGGATCAATAGTGCTTGGGTCGATGTGCAAACGGCCAAGGAAGACTGGCAGTGGATGCGTTATCCAGTGCAATTCAACACGGTCACACAACAACAAATCTACACCCCCACCGAAGCCGGTGTGGGGTCTACTTTTGGAAACTGGAAACGTGATAGTTGGCGCGCTTCGTCTGTAGGACAGAACTACAAAGACGAGCAGCTGATGAACTACATGGACTACACGACGTTCCGCAACCTGTACATGTACGGGAATATGCGTACGACGTATGCGCGCCCTGTGGTCGTCACGGTTGACCCAGATAAAAACTTGGGCTTTGGCTCAATACCAGATCAGCCCTACGTCATTGTGGGTGAGTACTATGTTCAGCCAACAGAGTTTGTTGCGGCCACTGACGCGCCGCCTAGCGTGTTTCCTACACGCTTTCAAATGATGATTGTTTACAGGGCCATGATGTTTTACGGCGGCTATGAATCAGCGCCAGAAGTCTATCAACGTGGCGAATTTGAATTTAAGCGATTGATGAACCGACTGGACATTGATCAGCTGCCAACAGTCGTTAGCGGCCCGCCCCTTGCATAAGGCGCACAAATGCAGCTGACCACGCCTAAAGTCAATTACGATCTAATCCGCCTTGGCGGCGGTTTGGATCAGGTTACCCCCACACTTTCTTTGCCTCCGGGTGTTGTTCGCCGTGCTGCAAATTTTGAGTGTTCGATCACTGGCGGCTACACCCGCATTGCTGGCTATGAGCGTTTTGATGGGCGGCCCAGTCCATCATCTGCTAACTACAACATTTTGGTCTGCACGTTTACGGCCACGGTTACTGTTGGCCAAACGGTTACCGGGTCTATATCAGCAGCTACCGGTAAAGTAATTGCTGTTACCGTTGCGTCGGTGGTTGTTACTCGTGAGACCGGGAGCTTTGTAGTTAACGATGTTTTAAACAACGGCTCCGGTACGGCGGCCACCATTACCGCAGTGCAAGGCGTGTCGGCCGATGGCTTGACTGACGCACAATATCAAAACCTTGCAGCCAACGATTACCGGGCTGACATTACCGTTGTGCCCGGATCGGGCTCCGTTCTTGGTGTAGCCTATTACAACGGCACGCTATATGCATGGCGCAATAACGCTGGCGGCACTGCTGCCGTGATGCACAAATCAACCAGCGCGGGCTGGGTTGCCATTACGCTTGGTAAGACCATGTCGTTTAGCAACGGCACGGTGCTGATACCAGACGGCGTTACCTTAACCGGTCAAAGCAGTGGGGCCACAGGCGTGGTTGCTCGTACGGTTCTTGAGGACGGCACATACGCTTCGAGCAACGCGGCTGGGCAATTAATTTTGTCCAGCTCTACCGGAACGTTTACGGTCGGTGAGAATCTGCGCATAGGTGCTACTACTTATGCGCATGCGGCTTCTGTAGCAACTCAAATCACTTTGGCAGTTGGCGGTCGATACGAAACCACTGTTGCAAATTTTGGCGGTGGCACAGCAAATTACAAACTATATGGGGCAAGCGGTACAAACACGGCCTTTGAGTTTGATGGCACAACTTACGTGCCAATCAGAACTGGCATGGCCGTTGACACACCCTTACACATCTGCTTTCACAAACAGCATTTGTTTTTGAGCTTTGGCGCTTCTGTGCAATTTTCAGCCCTTGGCTATCCTTACCAGTGGACCCCTTTGCTAGGCGCTGGCGAGATTGCGATGAACGCGGAAGTTACTAATTTGCTGGTGCTGCCGGGCGATCAGTCAAGCGGCGCTTTGGGCATCTACACACGGAGCGACACCTCGGTGCTTTACGGCACAAGCTCAGCCACCTTTAGCTTGTCAACGTTTAACTCCGGCACCGGGGCATTCCCTTACACCGCGCAGAATATGGACCAAGCCTATGTGCTTGACGATCGCGGCATTATGAGCTTGGGAACGTCTTTGAACTTTGGTAACTTCGTCCCAGCGGCGTTGACCATGAACATTCCTAAATTCATTGAGCAACACCGCGGGCTGTCTGTTGGCAGTACGGTCAACCGAGACAAGGGCCAGTACCGCGTATTCTTTTCAGACGGATCAGCTCTTTACCTGACGATCCTAAACGGCCGAATCTTAGGCAGCATGCCAATGCAGTTTCAGCACAACATCAACTGTGCAATTGACAGCGAAGGGACCACTGGCGGCACGGTTCAATTCTTTGGTTCAACTAATGGCTACGTGTACCAGATGGACTTAGGTACGAGCTTTGACGGCGACTTTATTCCGGCCAACATGAACTTGGTTTACAACTCAATAAAATCGCCTCGAATTTTGAAACGCTACCGCAAAGCTGCCGTAGAATTGTCAGGGGATTCCTACGCCGAAATTCAGTTTGGCTATGACCTTGGCTACCGTACAACAGCACTAACCCAAGCTGAAGACGCCTCATACCAAAACGATTTGCGTTCTAGCTACTGGGACGAAATGGTTTGGGACAATTTTGTGTGGGACGGGTCTGACATATCTCCGTCTGAGATTGAAGTTACGGGAACCGCCGAGAACATGGCCATCCGCGTTTCTTCAAACTCCAACCTTCTTCAGTCTTTCACGGTGAATAACATTATCGTGCATTACACCTTACGCCGAGGACTCCGATGAGCAATCCGTACTATACCCACACCACCTATCCAACGCCCAACTCGCCGGGCTCATCGGCAACGCTGCGCAATGAGCTAGAGAACATCACCCTTGGTTTTGATTTGTTGCCGACTTTGACGGGTAACGGTTACAAAGTTGCAATGGTCAATTCTGCAGGCACGGCTTTAATTGCTTCGGCTGCTTTGCAGGCTTTGGCCATTACGTCTTCAACAATCAATAGCACAACGATCGGCGCAACTACGGCCTCATCTGGCGCGTTTACGACCGTGTCTGCAAGCAGCGGTTTTACTGGCACCTTGACCGGCAACGTGACGGGTAACTTAACCGGTAACGTTGTAGGCAACGTGACTTCGTCCGGATCCAACAGCTTTTCCAGTGTGACCGTTTTAGGCGGCACGATTAACAATACAACAGTTGGCGCCTCGACAGCCAGCACGGTTCGGGGCACAACAATCACAGCAACTGTTGGTTTTGTTGGTGGTTTAACAGGCGATGTGACCGGCAATGTGACGGGCAATTTGACCGGCGCGGTAACTGGCAACGTGACCGGCAATGTGACCGGCAATGTGACCGGCAATTTAACCGGCAACGTGACCGCGTCTTCGGGCACGTCTACCTTTAACGACGTAACCATCAACGGTTCGTTGGACATGAACTCTGCTACAGGCAGCACGATCTCGGGATTGAGCACGCCAACAAACGCAACAGACGCAACAAATAAAAGTTATGTTGACACGGCAGACGCGTTAAAGCTGAACTTGACTGGCGGCACAATGTCTGGCGCCATTGCGATGGGCACCGCCAAGATTACAGGCTTGGGCGATCCAACATCTGCGCAGGACGCGGCGACCAAAAACTACGTTGACAACACGGTCCAAGGTTTAGACGCTAAAGCATCTTGCCGAGCCGGAACAACAGCCAACATTACCTTAAGCGGCACTCAAACAATTGACGGTGTAGCCGTGATTGCAGGTGACCGGGTTCTGGTTAAGGACCAAACCACCACGGCCAACAACGGCATTTACGTTGCGGCTGCAAGTACGTGGGCTCGGTCCACCGACGCGGATACTTGGGATGAATTGGTCCACGCTTATACGTTTGTGGAATCCGGCACTGTTAACGCCAACAACGGTTTTGTTTGTACCATAGCTGCGGGCGGCACGCTTGGCAGCACAGCGGTGACTTGGGTCCAGTTCTCGGGCGCTGGCCAGATCACAGCTGGCGCGGGTTTGACAAAGACCGGCAACACGCTGGATGTCGGCACAGCTTCAGCCACACGCATTGTTGTCAATTCGGACAACATTGACTTGGCCACAACGGCAGTAACTGCTGGCACATATCAGTCGATGACTGTCGACGCCTACGGCCGCGTGACTGCTGGCACAAACCCAACGACCATAGCTGGGTACAACATCACCAACGCCTATACCAAAACTGAGATAGACACCACGGTGTCTGGTTTGTTAGCCAAGACTGGCGGCACAATGTCCGGCGCAATTGCGATGGGCACAAACAAGATCACCGGCATGGGTGATCCGACAAACGCGCAAGACGCAGCGACTAAGAACTACATTGACGTGTTGTTCGGCAGCACAACGGCTGCAGCGGCCTCAGCGGCTGCAGCGGCTACCAGCGCATCGAATGCCTTGACCAGCGAGAACAATGCGTCTAGCAGCGCTTCTGCTGCGTCTGGCAGCGCAACTGCTGCGGCAGGTAGCGCAACAGCTGCTGCTGCCAGCTACGACTCGTTTGATGACCGCTACTTAGGCTCCAAGGCTTCGCCGCCCACGGTTGACAACGACGGCAATACTTTGCTAACAGGCGCTTTGTATTGGAACAGCACAAGCAATGAATTGTTTTTGTGGACTGGCTCAGCGTGGACCCGCTCTGCTTTGTCTGGTTCAGACTATGTAGCTAAGACCGGCGATACTATGACCGGAAACCTTGTAGTCCCGGCACTTACAGCTTCTTTAGATTCAACGTTCTCATCTACTGGTGCTTTGCAGATTAGCAAGGGGACTACGTTACAACAGCCCGGCGCTGCCGCAACGGGCATGCTTCGCTACAACACCACGACCAATCAGTTTGAAGGTTACAGTGGTTCTTCCCCTGCTTGGAACAGTGTGGGCGGTGCAACCCTTACCAACGACACATCAACAGCGACTAATGTTTATCCATTGTTTGCCAATGCAACATCAGGAGCGGCAACAACGGTCTACACAAGTAACGCTAAGTTGCTGTACAAACCAAGCACTGGCGAGCTCTCGGCTTCGGTTATCAATGCAAGCAACGGCATTGTGGTTAACAGTCTGACCGTGGCGGTAAGTTACACCATTGCAGCGGGTACATCAGGTATGTCATCTGGGCCAATCACTGTGGCTTCGGGACAATCAGTCACAATTTCTAGCGGTTCACGCTGGGTCGTTTTGTAAGGATAAATTATGAGTTCATTAGTTATTGCTGGCGACACAAGCGGATCGGTAACGCTACAAGCCCCTGCTGTGGCGGGAAGCAGTGTATTAACGCTACCTGCGGTTACTGACACCGTGGCGGGTATTGCCGCAACCCAGACGCTTACAAATAAGACTATAAGCGGTGCAAACAATACAATTACAAATATAGCCGCAACAACTGTTTCCGATACAGTAAATTCATCTACTGGGTATTTTTCTTTACCAAAAGGCACAACTGGCCAACGTCCGGGAACCCCTGTTTCTGGAATGACGCGTTACAACACCACTACTGGAACACCTGAGTGGAGTGATGGAGCAAATTGGTACGCATTTAATATTTCGCCAAATTACACAGGTGAATTTTTAGTGATCGCTGGCGGTGGTGGTGGTGCTGGAACTTCTGGCGGTGGTTCGTTTGGTGGTTCTGCTGGTGGTGCAGGTGGTTATCGTTCCTCCATTGCTGGTGAGTCTTCTGGTGGCGGTGCATCTGCTGAATCTTCTATTACATTTTCAACTGGTATTTCCTACTCAGTAATTGTTGGTGGTGGAGGAAATGGGTCAGCCGATGCAGTGGCTGGGCAAACTGGTTCAAACTCATCAATTAGTGGCTCAAATATTACAACAATTACTTCTCTTGGTGGCGGTTTCGGAGTTCCATATGCTGGTTCTGCTGGAAGCGGTGGGAGTGGCGGCGGCGGTGCTGCGGGTACAGGAACTGGTGGTGCTGGAACAGCAGGGCAAGGTTATGCCGGAGGTACCGGAGGCACAGGCGGTACAAGTGGTAGCGCGGGTGGCGGTGGTGCTGGTTCTATTGGTGCGGTTGGCGACGATGCTGGCCCCGGTGGTAACGGCGGTTCTGGCGTGTCATCTTCAGCAACGGGTACTTCTGTAGCTCGTGCAGGCGGCGGCGGCGGCGGCGGTTGCTATGTCGTTGGTGGAACTGCAACTGCCGGTGGTGGACGGGGTGGAACAGGGATTGGCACAAACGGTGCAAATGGAACTGCTAATACTGGCGGTGGCGGTGGCGGTGCTTCAAGTAGTAATTCAGGGTCAGTAAAACAAACAGGTGGCAATGGTGGTTCTGGCGTTGTAATTATTCGCTATTTAGGTGCACAACGAGGAACTGGCGGTACTGTGACAACGGCAAGTGGTTATACCATTCATACCTTTACAGCTAGTGGCACTTTCGCTGCCTAATCAGACCTTTTTGAGGAACAAATAATATGGCACATTTTGCAAAAGTTGTAGATGGAAAAGTAACTCAAGTCATTGTCGCTGAGCCTGAGTTCTTCCGCACATTTGTAGATACATCTGCAGGGGAGTGGATTCAAACTTCTTACAATACTTATGGTGGTATTCACGCTACTGGTGGTACGCCTATGCGAAAAAACTACGCTGGTATTGGATTTACTTATGACCGAACTAAAGATGCGTTCATTCCTCCCAAGCCGTTTGCAAGTTGGGTGCTAAACGAAGATT